ACTCAATATTTTTAGCGATATTGCGAGTCAGTTGATCGTGTAGAACGATCTGCTCCATGAAAGGATCAAACTCGCCCTCTCCTTCAGTACCACTTGCGTTTGGTTTGTTTAAAACCTCAACAGCGGGAATAAAACCAAGCGTATTAGGCCGCTTCTTTGCGGGTGTTAGAACAGCACCAGGCTCTAAATCGAAACTAAGCTCTGTATCAGTTTCAACCTCACTAATCTCATCGGCCGTTATGGTCAAACGCACGTAGCGCTTGTTCTGACCATAGCTGTTGCTGGGTAATCCTAGGTTAGCGTTCTTAACTTTATAGCTATAGACAATAATTACTTCTTCTACGTTACCGTTGACGTCGTGATAAACACGATATTGGTTTTTGTTGAAGAAATAAATTTGATACTTCAGTTTGGGATCGGGCCTGAAATAGAAAAGCCCGCAGCCGTCGATTAAAAAATTACGAATAATCGCAGGAAAACGAATATCTAACTTGTTTAAAGAAATAACGTCTTCTAAAAACCGCGTACGGCTTTTGTAGGTATCTTGATCGCAATAAAAAGCCAGACCCTTCTTGATCATCAGAAGGGTCATTTGCTGCAAATGGCTCAAAACAACCATGGTCGACGCCTGGTTGCTCCGATCCTGAGTGCGCGATGCCTCTAAGATCCCGTTGAATATTTTCCTAGTTTCAGTCGAGCTAGACATCTACACGCACAAGTAAGGGGACCCTAACCGAGGATCATTTACGGAAGATGCTTTCCTTAGCTTTCTTAGCTTTGGCTTTAGCACGCTTCATGGTTTCAGTAGAGCCGCTGACCTCCTCACCACTTGGAGCTTTTTTGGCTTCACGATCAGCGGCAAACTTCTTCAGAAGCTCAGCTGGCATACCTTTAGCCATCGGGAAGAAGATACTTTTTGACTCTTTCCAGTTTAACCGCTTCCTTGGGTAAATCCTCGATTGGGTACGTGGTAATTAAATGATCCTGCCGTCCTAGCATGTCTGTATTGCCTTCGTTTGGTTCAAACTCTTCGCAGAGTTTCTGGACTTCTGGCCGATCCCAGATATATGCCTCAGCGATCGACTTCAGTTTTGTCAACCGCCTATCCGAGTCACCCATCCACGAAAAATGCCAACCGGCGTCTCGCTCCCCTACGTAGAAATTATTTTGCGTCGAACGCATCGAAGACAGCGTTCCGTAGTCTTTCAACTGACCCACCGTACTCACAACGCCGCAACGCCAATCAAACAACTCACCGTCAGGTGAAACGAGTTGTCGATCTGCTCGCCCGTAGTGCATAGACATAGACAGACGGACAACCTTGTCTTTATGCTCCTTAACCGCTTCAATTACTTCGGGTAGCTTCTGTGGGTTTGTAATCTCGTCACAGTCGGAACAAATGAAAATATCGTCGTCATCCATCAGGTGCAAACCCACTCCGAGAGCGTCTCGCTGACCGCGTTCGCGAATCCACGGATCGGCTGCCTCCTCCATAGAAGGAAGCTCGACGTGCATTACTTGAATTTTTTCCTCAGGCAGCCCTAATTCCCTGATGGTTTCTAAGCAGGAGAACGGCTTCAGCTCACCCGTGGCGTGAGTTCTATTTGCATCTGTAATCAAAAAACCATCGACGTAGTCTTCTAGAGTCCGAATACGGAGCTCAAGAAGTTCACGCTCATTAAAGTATGTGAAACAGTCTAAGAGCACAGTGAGACTTGTTAGGTCTCACTATATTAACTCAATCTCGCTCTTGCAGGTACTTCGAAACTTTTTGTCGCGCTCTCATAAGAGCGTTTCCGTTTGATTGATCAAGAATCGTTCCGTCATCAGGCGCAACTCCGGTGTACTGCTCATTAGGTGCAGCAGGTGCCTGAGGCGCAGGAGAATATCGATAATCAGTCTCCTCATCATCCACGCCTTCGGCAAACGCATTAGTTGAGGGCTGATTAGCGCGACGCTGCTCATCAGCAGCTCGCATATTCAATTGGTACGCTTTAGCGAAACCAAAAGCAGCTTGTGCGTAAGGATCCATTAGTAGAGTACAAAAACGCCGTTGACAGAACCGCTAATAAGAGCAGTACAAGCAATAGGAATAAGAGTGTTTCCCTCTAAGTTAACCGCTGACGAGTGCTGCCCAGGAGCGTCAGAAAGTTCGACAGTCAAATAATCTTTACTGCTCGTCGACTTCGATTCAATATAAATAGCGCGACAGGTAGCAAAATTCTTGCGACCCTGAGCCGGAGCCCAACCAAAGCCACTTGCGTAGGGCAGCATCGAGGTCTGCCCATACACAGAACCGAAAGCGCGAATATCCATATAAAGAGACTGTTTCGTATATCTTAACTCGGCGTCGCGTGCTTTTCCAAATAGCTAATTAAGCGATCGAGATACCATCTAGCCTTCTTTAAATCCTCCGTACCGTTCTTAAATTTCTCACGAGAGACATATTTCAAGACATTCATCTTGCAACCTCCGCAGAATTCTTCCGGAGTAAGGCAAGATTCCATGTACTCAATAGTCTCAATAGAACCTTGCGTATAGTGACTTGGGTGATTAACCGTGTCGTTCATGTTTTGCAGTACTTGTAGACCTAACTTAGACAAGCTCTTGAGCTTGCGTTGACTAGCAGGAAGCATAGCCGAACATATCTGAAATATCTAAAACCGACCCTAGCTTCTCTTCTAGTTCCTTACTGTACTTAGTGTCACAGTGTTCTACTAGGCCACAGGTTGCGATCTGTAATTTTTTATCAACTTGTACTAAAGGCACGACTCGGCGATGCTCCTGACTTGGCCTGAGATTTTCAAACGCGAGCCCCAAAGAACTTCTGTCAGCCAACGGCCAGCAACGAAACTGGGTAAGATCAAAACTTTTTATAGGATCTGAACTTTGAGAATTTATGTATTTTTCAGCCATCTCCTGATCCAAGATCATCATGCCCATATAAGGATTCCCTAAAGACGCAAAACCAACAAAATTGTCTAAAGGAGTTAAATGCAAATCAACTTTATAAGGTCTCTCTCCCCAGACTTTCTTAGTTAATCCGTTCAACTCCCATACCCTGTGATTGTCGAATGGAACTTTTTTGCTCTTGTAAGACTCATAGCGACAGAACCCAGGCTCAAGATTTAAGGCCTTTAGTTTGTCTTTATATAGGTACCAGTAGATAAAGTTATCGCGAGTAAACAGCATATCATTCTCTGTATATACATAAAAATCATAATACTTGTTACTGATAGCCTCACGTAATAAACCTTTATGAGCCCAAGTTAAAGCATAGCCTTCATAGCACTCTGAGGCTACTATAATACTTAGAGAATTAAAAGTAACATTAGGTTTAAGCAGTTCTTCAAGTAATTCTTTATCGCACTCATGATTTGAGTCTATGTATATGAATACATCTTTTTCCCCCGGAATCTCTTCGTAACCATGGAGGGTTTTCAAAAGCTCGTCGAATTTAGAAAGGGGATCGTGAGCCGTGATGAGGATAAGGAATTTAAACTCTTGCATTAGTACTCCATCTCAAAGTTTCCGCGACGCTGTAAGAAACACACTAGATGCGTGTATGCGTCAAGTAAATCGTCGTGAGACGTTGCACCGATATTAATCAACTGATCAAACAACGCATCAAACTTTCGATACCGGTTAAAAACGACCTTTTTATTTTCAAGTAGGCCCAGTGTTCCCCTGAATCTTGCGATCTTATCGCCACGGAAGCCTTTTACCTCGTGAATATGAAGGTTACCCAAGCCCCATTCATTAAGCATGACTCGTCTAAGGTCCGCAGCGAGTGAAGCTTGGTAAGCGACAGACTCAACAACCAGAGAACAAGTCGAGTAAGTTGGAAAATATTTCCCGTCATTATCCTCTTGCAGAATTCCCCACTCCACGAGCATTTTGCAGAGAAGATCGATCTTCTCTAAGTTGCCTATGGAGCGCACCTGATGCGCGTCAATGATGTAGTACTTATCCTTTAGCCGACCGCCAAGTACAAAAGCCGTGTAGTCCGAGGTCTCGTTTTTACTGGCCGAGAGATCGATCCCGACAGCCAGACTATCGAACTCAGTAACAACGTCACCTTTAACGAGTAAATCTGGTGATAAAACCAGATCCGATGTCATAACCGGTTGCTGCTGGTACTGGAAAGCAAAAGCAACAGGGTCTAGTTCTTTTTGACCTAATAAATAGTCAACGGACCACTGCTCAGGCCAGTAGCTTACAGGCTCCCCATCGTCGTCATAAGTAAGGGCCTCCTGCTGAACTTGCTTCCAACCCTTATCTGGGACAAACATAGTTTTATGAATGTCTAGTGGATGGAAGCGGGTACCCAAGCAGATAGCGCGACCACCTTCAAAAATAATCGGAGCAATCACAGAGCTCCAGTTGTTATTCATCTCCTCCCTAATAGTGGGGTTCTTAATATCAGTACTGGATTTGATAGGGTCATCTACGATAACAAGGTGAGCACGTTTTGACGTGATAGAGCCTCGAAGTCCCGCTGCGCGAAGAGTAAATTCCTCATCGCCCACACGGCTAATACCTGCGTAGTCAAAATCAATACTCCAACCAATATCCGACTGCATCCCCGAGCGCAGCTGGACTTTCGGAAAGATTTTTCTGTATGTAGACGAATCGATAATCTGCTTGATGATGCGACTTTTTGGTATGGCCGTGGCGATGTTGTAAGAACAGTAAATAATTTGAAGCGGCAGACCAGCTGTTGTGTGTCTCCCGATAATCCAAGCCGTGAACATGTTGAGCACCGTGCTTTTGGCGCTACCCCTAGGAGCCAAAATATCTAGGTTAGGTCCAGCAATATCTAGTAAGTATCTATTACTCTCACCTGTTATTAAATGCTTGTGCCACTCCAGCATATGCGTAGCTGGGGCTTTATCCATAATCGTACAGAACGTATGAAAATCATCTGCTGCTCTTAAAAAGATATTATCTATTGCCGAACTCTCAGAATCTACAGCCTTAGCAGCACGCAGTTTTAACGCACGACGATACGCAAAAGTCTCTCTACTCGGCATCTTGTTTTAAAAAGTGTCTGTATACTGTTAGCAAGATTCTACTGCCAAATGGCGAAAATTCTTTGGTACGGCGACATTCTCTCTAATACTGGTTTCGCTAGAGTTACGCACAGCATCCTAGAGCATCTAGCGCATACACACGAAATCGTAGTCTTCGGCATTAACTATGCGGGTGATCCACACGATTTACCCTACAAGATTTACCCTGCGGGGACCCAGAACCCTGGAGATCGCTTTGGTATCGGTCGCCTGCCACGCGTGGTTGAGGAGGAGAAACCTGACTTCATCATCTGTCTGAACGATATTTGGATCGTTAATCAAGTCTGGGAGCGGGTTCACCTGCTCAAGGATTCTCTGAAGTTCAAATTCATAGCGTACTTCCCGGTCGATTCAGCGTATTACGTGAACTCCATGCTCGCGTATATCAAGGACTGGGACTTTGCGATCACCTTCTCGGTCGAGCAAGCTCACCGGTTGATGGCTCAGGGAGTGCAGCCCAAGTTGCTTGGCGTTGTGCCTCATGGTCTTGATCAAGGGAAATTCTTCCCCATGGATCAAAATGAGGCTCGTCGAATGCTTCGATTGCCAGAAGACAAGTTCATCGTTCTTAACGCCAATCGAAACCAACCTCGTAAACAGATCGATCTAACCATCAAGGCTTTTGCGGAGTTTGCTGTCGATAAACCAGACACACTTCTCTACCTGCACATGAGCGAGAAGGATCTGGGTTGGGACGTACGAGCGATATTCGATACCGAAATGAAGCGCAGAGGTCTACAGGCCGATGGTCGTCTTGTAATGACTTCTACTAACATCGATTACACGAACGCACCGCCAGATGATTTACTGAATAAAATCTATAACGCTTGTGATGTCGGCATAAACACAGCCAACGGAGAAGGTTGGGGTCTCGTATCCTTCGAGCACGCCTCATGCAAGAAACCACTTGTTCTGCCGAACCACACGTCGTTCGGTGATATTTGGAAAAACAGCGCTCTTCTGGCTAAGGTCGCTGCTTGGATTTACGACAAAGATTTAGGTGTTGAACGCGGTATCGTCGATGTAAGTGACGCCGCACTCAAGCTCACAGAGCTTTACGAGGACAAAACTTATTACGAACATGTAGCAGAGGCGTGCTACAAGATCACACAAAACCCTGCATATCGCTGGGATCGAATTGCTGAAGCATTCAACAAAGCTATGGAGGAGCTGAGCAAGTGACACAGTTTCATCGTTATCGCACTTACAACAACCGTGTTATCCAACGTGCATTTACTCCAGCTAAGGCTGGGTTCCCTTCAGTGTTTGATCAAGCCCAGGATATCGGCGGAACATTTACACGTATAAGTTCAGGGCTGCCTGAAAACAGCTTCGCCAATTTCAGCCCCTGTGTGATTCAGCACCGTGGAGCAACGTTGATCGCGTGGCGCTCACAGCCAGAACATTTTGTGTTCAGGCACGATATGAAGTACTTCTACTACAACAACACACCGACAGATATCTGGGTCGGACAGCTACTTACTGATGACACAATCATTGCCCCTCGGAAGCTAATCAATAAACCCCACAGGCTGAGCTACGAAGATCCAAGGATTTTTATCTCTCCTGATGACAATCTTCTTTGTCAGTTTGTCACCAGCACTTACGCGACAAAGTGGGACTCGACTAAGCACAAGATGATTAAGAGTCCAAAGGTATGTACAGGTGTCGTAAACGAATTCGGTTCCCTTGTCGATAAGTTCTACCCGCCTATCGGCAACAACCATACGG